ATTATGATGCCGTCTCTTTTCATGGCGGAGAATCATCAGTATGGGAATGCCGATGATGACCAGAAGGTCATCTACGGCTTTGTGTCGGATTACAAGATTTACGAAAATGATGTGAAGGTCTACTGGTGTGGGTACAGGCTGGACATTCCTCAGACACGATTAAATGAACTTCTGGAGGAGCTGCAGCTTATAGGCGACAACCGATTCAATGAGATGAATCGGACGCATTGGGCAATAAAGCGATGCGACCTGATACAAGAACTTCAGGAAGCGGGCATCGAGATTCCGGTATTTACATATGGAACATCGAATTGAAATACGGAGGAACAGTATGAAAGACGAAGCTCAGAGAACAATGACGGCAGACGAAATGCCTGAAAAATGGGTGAACCTCGAGGATATAGCGGATTATCTGAGCGTCAGCAACGACACGATAAGAAACTGGATTAAAGACGGGAAGCTTCCTTATTACAAGGCAGGCAAGCGTTACAAATTCAAGATTTCGGAAGTTGACGAGTGGCTACGCGAAGGAAAAATCACCGAATGATAGAACGTATTAAAGGGAGGAGGAAGTGTGTATGCAGGATAAGATGACTTCGCTGATCACAAAGATAAAACTTGATGCTTCTACAGAAGCCTATACTTTTCATGATGAGGAAGTCTGTCCGACCTACATCAATTTCTTCTTCGGGAAGAACGGAGCCGGGAAAAGCAGCATAGCGGATGCATTCAGACATCCTGAGTGCCTTGAATGGAAAACCGGCGTAAATCCCGCAAACTACTCCGTTCTGATTTATGACAGAACTTTCGTCAGCCAGAATTTTGCAGACTATGGCAATCTGAAGGGCGTTTTTACATTGAGCCAGGAGAATGTCGAAGCAAGACAGAAGGCCGATGCTGCGGCGCAGGACCGAGCACAAGTTACGCAGGACGGCAAGAAGGCAGCTGAAGCCAGAGACAAAAAGCACGAGGAGCTTGCTCCTCTGCTGGAAAATTTCAGAAATGTCTGCTGGGAAGGCGCACGCGAATATCGCCGGGACTATGATCAGACGCAGGACAAGAAGAAGTCTCGAGAGCGTTTTACCGACGAGGTGCTGTCCGGCGGTTATTCTCCGGTTGACCATGATGACAATGCAATAAAAGAACTCTATGATGTTGCCTTCGATCCGGACGCTCGAAGATATGCCCTGTTCAAGTCATCATCTGAACTATCCGGCAGTTATGATTTGTCCGGGCTCTCACTCCTCGGAGAGGCGATTACCAGCAGCGGCGGCACGGAATTCGCTCGTTTTATGAAAGTGCTGAACGCTTCAGAATGGGTTCGCCGTGGCCACGACGCCTATATTCATAAATCGGATGGGAAATGCCCATTCTGCCAGCAGAAGCTTCCAGACGATTTTGAAGCCTCTATGGCGAGCGCCTTTGATGAAAGCTATCAGGAGTCGCTGAGAGCACTAAGAACACTGCAGTCCAATTACGATACCAAAATGAAGGCTCTTGTTGAGCTGTACAAAGGCAACCTTGATGATGCCTATCCGAAGGCAGAGGAGCTGGCGGTATATGAGGCAAAGCTGGCAGAGCTTGAGTCCTGCATTTTGGAAAACAACCAGCTGATTGCTGACAAGGTCGCATCGCCGGTAAAGGTTATAGAGCTGAAGGATTCCGATACGATTATCGCGAAACTGGATGAACTTGTATCGCAGATTAACAGACAGATACAGAATAACAACAGTATCGTTGCGGCGAAGTCCAGCAAGCAGAACGAATGCAATCGCATGGTCTGGGAAAAGATAGCCTTCATTCTTAAAGACTATGTTGCCGATTACTTGGCCTCGAAAAAGAAGATCGAGGATGAAGAAGCAGTGCTGCAGGAAAAGGTCAAGGGGCTCCAGGAGCAATACCGTTCCTTGTCCCAGAAGATAAACGACCTGAATGCCGGTCTTATCAATACTGCTGATACTGTGCGGAGCATGAACGGTTATCTGAAGGATTCAGGCTTTGAAGGGTTCAGCCTGCGGGAGAAGAAAGGTGTCAAAGGTGGATATGAGGTTATCCGTGATGATGGCAAAGTTGCTGTGAACCTGAGCGAAGGCGAGCGCAACTTCATCGCGTTCCTGTACTTCTATCATGTCGTCCGAGGAATGCGGTCGGAAACCGAATCCGGCAAGAACAAGATCGTCGTAATTGACGATCCGGTTTCGAGCATGGACAGCAGCGCTCTCTTCATTGTGGGCTCGCTGGTCAGGGAGATGATCGGAATCTGCTCCAACGTTGCAGATCCCGTGGAAAATGAGAATCCGCTCTTTGCTGGAAGATATATCGAGCAGATCTTTATTCTGACGCATAACGCCTATTTCCATCAGCAGGTTGTTTATGATCAGGTTGGCAGGTACCGATATGTTTCGCTGTACAAGATCAACAAGAAGAATAATGTGTCGACCGTTGAGCTCTGCGTCACTCCGGCGAGCAGGATTAATGAAAGAGACAGGAACTATGATCCAGTACAGGGTTCCTATCATGCACTGTGGCGCGAGTACGAACTGCTGGATTCACCGATCCCGCTGATGAACGTCATGCGCCGAATTCTGGAGCACTACTTCATACAGCTTTGCGGGTACGATAGCGCCGCAATGAGTACGAAGGTGCTGGAGGCTGTAAAGAAAAAGATCGATGAGGAATCCAACGGCGTAGTGCCAGATTACACGAAATACCATCTTGCAGGTGCTATGCTCTCCTACATTCGACATACCGATTCTTTCAATGAAGGGTTGTACTTTGTAGACGAAAGCATAGACTGCGACCAATACAGAGATGTGTTCCATACGATTTTCGTTGTGATGGATCAAGAACAGCATTATAGGAGGATGATGGAAGAAGTCGGATAAAAAACTCATATAACAAGGTAACTTTGAGAGATATAAACCTGCTGTGTGTAACAGCAGGCTGTATCTCTCTTGGATCAAATACAATATGGAGGTAACAGAAAATGATTTACACCTTAGACGATTTTGTAAGAGAGTACACGAAGATTTGCAACATGGGCTGGATTACGACTCATCGGTCTGGGCCTACGGGTATTGGAAAAACATTAGAGGATCTTCTTGGGATTACTGAGAATAATATCGATGGACCTGACTTTGGCGACTACGAGTTAAAGTCTTGCAGAGTCGACTCCAATAGTATGCTGACGATGTTTACCAAAACGCCACAGCCGAAGGGCGCGGCTGACACATTGCGGCGCACTTTTGGATATGCAAGTGATGCTTACAATAATGATGAGAAGGTCCTTCATTCAACACTCTCGGCCGATAGATATGTGCCGATTTCAGATACTGGTCATCAACTTATTATCGTATGCAGCGCAAGCAAAGTGTCTATCGTTGCTGAAGATGGCAAGGAATACGCATATTGGACAAGAGATCAGCTGAAGAAGGCATTCGAGAAAAAGTACAAAAATAAGTTCGTTTATGCCAAAGCACACTCAAGAGGAAGTGGCGCTTCAGAGCAATTCCAGTTTTTCGAAGCCTTTGAAGTTTCTGGCTTTGACTATGATGCCTTTGTCGCCTTATTGGAACAAGGCAAAATCTATGTGGATTTGCGAATCGGTCAGTATCATGACGGGGCCAAGGAAGGACAAACGCACGATCATGGCACCGGATTCCGAATCAAAGAAATCGACCAGCCGTTGTTGTTCAAGATAAATCGAAGGATTGTTTAAACTTGAGTGCTTGATGTTAGTCTAAGAAAGAGCTAAAATTAGACTAACTTTAGTCTAAGGAGGCTCGCTATGAAACAGGATTGGATATATCTCGATACGTATGTTTTGCAGCAAGACATGCGTATAAGGATGCCCAAAAGCATTTTGACTAACATAGGTGCAAAAAAAGGAAAGACCAAATTTGACATATTCTTCGATAAGAATGAGGACTGTATCATCCTTAAGGCTGCAAAGGCTGAGGAGGAAGGAAATTGAGCTATAAGTCTACATCGAAAACGAACATTCGGATCGAACGGGTTTGGTCAATGCCCAATAAGAACACCTTTGAAATACCTCCCATAAAGAAGCTGCTAAGCGAGGAAGTGGATCTTGGAAAGTATTGGATAGATCCTTTTGCTAACCGAAACAAAATCGCCAGCGTGACAAACGATTTAAACGAGGAATTCGACACTGACTATCATATGGATGCGCTGGATTTTTTGCGCATGTTTGATGATGAATCCGTAGATGGCGTACTGTATGATCCACCTTATTCCCCGCGTCAAGTGAGTGAATGCTATAACGACGTTGGCTATAACGTGACATGGGATACAACAAAAGCGTCTTTCTGGGGAAATCATAAAAGGGAAATTTCTCGAATTGTAAAAATTGGCGGGAAGGTTATTACATTCGGATGGAATAGTGGTGGTATAGGTTACAAGTATGGATTTGAAATACAGCGTATTCTTCTTGTGCCACATGGCGGTTGGCATAATGATACCATTTGCACCGTCGAAATAAAAACTCACGAAGGCGAGTATAAAGCACCTTTAAAAACTAAAACAAAGAAAGTAGAGCAGAACGATATGACACCTGAAGACGAGCAGTTGATAGATACCCTAAAGCAGTTACCGGCAGATTATTGGGATTTTAGAGATGACGACACAAAGGAGTTTACTCACGGGATACACAATTATCCTGCAATGATGGTGTATCCAATCAGCAGAAATCTCATGCGAATCGTGAAGGAAATACGTCCTGTTCATGCCTTACTTGATCCCTTTGCAGGATCAGGGACTGTTCTTGTTGAAGGAATGTTAAGCGGAATACAGGAAATAGCCGGAAACGATATTAATCCGCTGGCACTTCTTTTGATGAAGGTCAAAACCACTCCCATAGATCACACGCAGCTCAGCAGAAAAACTGACGATCTGCTGAGTCGTATATCGTTACATCGAGAAACTTGCTCCAAAGCACTTGAATCAGCAGATTCTTATGTTATAGATAAGTTGCAATTAG